CTCTTGCGGCAACGTCAATAAAGTTTGCCACCATAGGTTTAGGGTATTCTGCTGGAAACAAACCAGGGAATACTTGGTTTATGTTTCCTTTACGTACCTCAAGTACGTCACCCCAACGGGCATCACGATTTGCGTAACGCTGTTTTAGTTGTTGATAGGCGTTAGCAATATCTTCAATCTTACGAGCCACTATTTACCTTTTTTCTTAGGTTCATACTTTTTAGTATTAAAATTAAATCTTCTAGTTTTGGAATCATCTAACAAAATTTTAAACTTCTTAGGGTCAAGTGCAGCGGCTTCTTCTTTAGTGATTCTTCCGTGTCTTAAAGCATAACTAATATCAGATTCATTTGGTTTTGAACCTTTTTTAGATGTCTTAACTTTTTTAACATTATTTTTAACAGACTTTGTTACAGCTGCTGTTGCTGCTTTTTTAGCAACATTTTTAGCGACAGCACGTGTTGCTGCTCCAGCAATAGCACCAACTACTGGTGGTATTACTGGTACTATTTTAGGTGATGTTTTCTTTTTAGGTTTAACTGCCATCAATACCATCCTGCGTTAACAGCACGCTGTTTGCGTGCATATTCTTCTAAATCCACCACTTGGCGTTTAGCCAAATCAATTGGTGTAGCAAAAGGGTTACGAACCCAAGTTTTGCCATAACTACCTTGCTGGTTTACATAGTCACGCAATTGTGTTTCAGCAAACCATAAAGCCATAGGACCATCCTGCTTATTCTTTGTACCAGGAGACCAAGTGATCAGTTGTTCAATAAGTGCTTTAACACCCTCAGACTCCGCTCGCGGAAACTCAATAAGAGCATTCCTAGCTGGCTTACCATCAGGACCATAAGAGCCAAACAAAGTACCAAGAGAAGCGACCCCGTATTCAAGGTCCATCTTGTTATTGCCCGTGTAATGTTGTACAAGACGAATACCCCTTGATTGCAAGAAAGCATTAATTTCTTCATCGCGAGTTAAAAACAATTGGAAAGCGTTCTTCTCAATAACCCAAACCGCAGGTTTATATTTCTCAGTCCAAGTAAAAATTATTTCACGAATACGCTGAGGTGTAGGAGCAGGCATACGGCTGGCATCCAACAAATAACGTTTCTTAGTATTACGATCACCACTGATAGCAACAGTAAAAGTGTCCCCAGACATTGCAGGGTCCATAGCACAAACAGTATAAAAACCAGAAACATCAGCAGGATAACCTGGGGCACCCGCAACAAGCGGACCACACCCACGCATACCATTAGCTGCGGCACGAACCAGTTCAGCAGAGAACACAGATTCAGATTCAACATCTTGCTGCTGGTAAACCATAGCCCAAGTTTTAGCATCCAAAACTGAGCGGCGTTGCTTTAGTCTAGTTCCATCCCATCTAGGGAAGAGGCCGTCTTTATCAGGATCCACAGGATCCCCAGACCAAGGCATATCAGACTTAGGCCAAAGAGTAATCCAATTCTCAGGTTTCTCATCAAACTCCAAAACTGCTGGCATCGCCAAATAAGTCCAAGGACTCTTACCCTCAGGATACCTGTCATTAGTGCGAAGCTCACGGTACATATCAATAGGATCAACACGGGTACCAACAATAAGAAGTTTACCTGTTGGACCAATACGTGTTAAAACTTCCTGTTGAATCCATCTAATCTGTTTCTCGTATTCACCAGAGTTAGACAAAGTCACACAGTCATCAAGAATAATCAAATCGGCGCGGGCACCGTAAATTTGCCCACCAATACCAAGAGCTTGAAGAGTCGGGTCTTTTTCGCCGGACTCACGTTCAATATAAATTGCGTCCTGCGTCCACTTATCAGAAGTGGCCTTAAACCCATCAGCCGGTGCAAACCTGCGTTGCAAGTCCACATAGAACGGGCTGGTCAATCTTTGCTTCACAGCATACAAAAACTCTTTAGCCATAGTCTGTGTCTTAGACACAACCTTGATACGCACATTAGGATCAACACAGATCCTGTAAGTAATATAATCAATAGACACAGTCATTGACTTGGCGTGCTCAGGAGGCATATTAACTAACACATAGTTTTTAATACCCTGCTCAAACAACATAGAAGGATGCAACCAAGAAGGCGACTTATCCTCAATAAGATCAATAATGTTTTGCTGATGAGCAAACGTCTCAGACTTCATAAACTCTTTACGAAAATCCCTAAAAGACATATTCTTATCTTCATCAGAGATTTGACCACCCCTGGCTTTAAGGGCGCGGACAAGTTTAACTTCACGATCAAAATCGGGGTCAGACTTAGTATAATAATAAAACGTCTTACTAGACTTACCAACAGCCTTACAGGCATCCTCAACAGAAAAACCCTTAGCTATCATCTCAAGCAACCTGGACTTAGACTCAGTAGAATCAAGAGTCTTACCTGCTGCAAGTCTTAAATGGAGACTGTCCTGCTGTTTAGGCATAAGACTAGAAACTCCTCTAGGTAAAAGAATGGCCCGTCATAACAACTCATAAGGTAAAAAAATTTTTGTAAAAACCCCTAAGGAGCGAACCGAATGTAGTGAGTGAGCGACCTCGCTTCGCTTAGTCGCTGAGCGAAACGCCAGTGAAGCGAAGCTATCGGCCCTTTAGGGCCTCAAGCTCGGTAGAGGGGCGGGGCTTTAAAAAGCCCCTCTACTATATATAAGGGTGGGAGTTTACAATTTCTCCCGCACCCTGTTTGACCTGCACAAACACCGCCGTTTCTTGACACCCGACACGCCAAGATCGTACAAAACCAACCCACCAAGGTTTAGAAAAAATATGTGGAAAGAGAGTATATTCGATGTGTGGCGCGTAGTTAAAACCCTCGGGTCATAGATGTAAGTGTTAACCTATACTAGAGGGTTAGTGTTGTGTGGGGGCTAGTTGTGGGGGCATAGTGCCGTTAATTTTGGGGCAATAACTGTATTTATAGGGCGCGATTAGTTTATTTATATAGTTATGAGGGCAATACGGGCGACTATGTTGGGGGGTGTTTGTGGGTGAGGGTGGGGGGTGTATCGGGGCGTGTTGTTTGGTGTTGTGGATCGGGGTGTGCCTGGTCAGCTGGTCAGCTGGTTTGTAACGATTTGGTAACGATTTGGTGTCGGGTGTTGTTGTTTGTTTGTTTGTGTGCGTATAATTGTGTTGTGAGGTAATCGTGCCTCATATTAGGGAATATGGGTGTAATTGTGGAGTATATGGTGAGCGTTAATTTTAAGGCTAGTCGGGAATTAACGGCAGACGAGGTCGCTTGTCTTGTCGGCTCTATTGAATTACAGATTCAAGAGCCTCAAGATTTTGACAATGAGGACGCTTTATGGAACGCCTCGCATTATTCTGTGCGCGTGGGTTTGGTGCAATAATGAAATGGAGTAACGAGGGTAAAGCCTGGCAACAATCTAGGCGTGGGACATCTAGGGCGCGCGAATTCTATTTTGTTACTACGCACGGCACGGGATCGGGCGTGTGGGCTGTGGGGTATAGGGGGTTTGGTCAGCTGGTTGTTATGGGATCGGCTGGCACTTTTAAGACGGCTCGGGAGGCTCGCGCTTATTGTGAGAAGATTGACAATGAGGCGATAATCATTGACGAGGTGCTCGCGCGTTAGTTGCTTGACGATAGCCCCGAGCTGATGTTATTCTCGGGGTGTTCGTCTAGTCATTAGGGGCTAGAGATAAAGAGAGGTTAGGGTAATGGATACTAAGCAATTAAATTGTGCCGAGCGTATCGGGGCAGAATTAAAGGACAGGGCCGATTATATAAAGGATTTAATGGATAAGGGCCGTGGGGGTGATGAGGACGCGCTTAATGAGGTGACTAACTTACCTCTTTCAATTGAAACGGTGAAAGAGACTACGGTGACATTATCGTGGGGTGGGCCAGCTGATTATTTACATATCACGCACGACCAGGGCGAGGTGTTGCGTGTTGTGTATCGTTTCTCTGATTGGTTTGACACGGCCATAGTGGAATTAGACGAGACAAGTCCCTTGTGGGATTATGCCTCGGATTTGATTGAATATATGGCCTAATTGGTTAAGTTTAACCCCGATAAATGAGCTCTCGGGGTTATTCTTAATCGCTTAGGGTAGGCGATTAGATAAAGAGAGTAGGGATATATGCAAGAGCTGTCTAGATGTGGGCACTCGGACGCTGACAACGCGCAGACTAAGTGTGTGGCGTGTGGTCTTAATGTTGGGGCGTGTTGTGGTGTGTGTGATGATTTTCTTGCTTTTTGTGGTGTGTGTTGGGGCGAGAAAGAGGGGGCGAGGGTATGATTAACGAGGTCAAGGCGCGCCTGGTTTATTGTGTGGGCGTTGAGGTGTGGACGCGTGGCGTTGAACACTTTTACGATATGAAAGAGCTTGACGATTATGTGACACGCAACGAGGAGAGGATTTTATGCGTAACGATAACGCGCAATTAACGCCACGGGGCGAGCTATTCGTTGATATTGTGACGGCGTTGCTTGTTGTGGCTATGGGATACGCAATAGTGCGAGCTTTTGCTGTTGTTGTTGTAAAGATCGGGCAAGCTTTAGGGATAGCATAGATTTTATTGACAAGAGAGGCGCGCCCCTAACGCGTCTCTCACCTACATATTGAAAGGGATAAATGGGTATGAGTGGGCAACGACAACGCGTAAAGCTACGCGAAGGCACAACGATAACGCGCGAGAACGAATCGCGTCCTTATATTATTTGGTGCGCTAAATGCGAGACGATAACCTATGCCGTGAGTGCACGGGGTTATATGTATTACAAAGAGGCTACGAGGTTAGCTCGTAAGCATAGGTGCGATTAAATTGTTATCAAAATGTTATCAAAATGTGCTTGACGGCGAGGACAACGCGCAACAATAATGGGTTTAGTGGCATAAGCTACTAATTAGGAGAGGCTAGGGATAGCAAATGGATAATGAATTACCTGAACGCATTAACGCTATAAAATCTATTAGTTATGATGTGTCTGAAATTGTGGCAGATATTAGGTTGCAAAAGGGCGATAACACTTACGAGGTTGTTGTAAGTGATGTTTTGGATTGGATTGAAGATGTTGTTGATAATGATTTTGTTGATACTCAAAACGAAATTATTTATCAAGATGAAAATGGTAACGAGGTGGACGCATAATGAAAACTTTACCAATATGTGCACAATGCAATAAACACCTAAAAATTGGCTATAATCTTAGTGCTTTAGATTATTGTCCTGCTTGCACAAGTGAGTGGGTTAAAGATTTTATGAGATTGCAACGAGCACCAAGAAGACGAAAGGTGCGTGCGTAATGATTACTATTGAGGAATATATAGCAATACACATTAACGAGGAACACGATTATTCTTACGCTAATGATGAACGCGATTATGATATGTGTTTGTATTGTGATTGTGTGAGACATAAAAACTCTAACGATTGGAGAATAGGAATATGATTTTTGATCCTATTACCTGCCACGGGCAAAGCTGGGGTAATTATTGTTTGGTGTGCGAGGAAGAAATGTTAGAGCAACACGCTAAAGAAAATGATGTTGAACGCGAATACGAAAAGGAGCAGGTATGACGACAGAGGAACGCTTAGATCGCATTGAAGCTATGCTCAGGTTTATTATTCGTGAGCTAACTTATATTCCGGAGACAGATAGTATGCCGGAGAAGCCTAACCTGGTGAGGGTGAAATGAGTTTTGTTTATGAGACAACACCTTACGGGGTAAAACAAGTTGGTGACAAGTTTGTGGTGCACCAATTTTGGTGGAACGAAAATGTGTCCGATTGTTTTGACACGCGTGACGAGGCGCAACAGCAGGCAATAAGTTTGGCAAAAAACAATGGTTGTTTGCAAAGGATAAAAATATAATGGCAAAGCTATGTTGGAACTGTGAAGTTGTAAAAATTGAACCGGACGAAAGTTTTTGTTCTATTGAGTGCCGAAAGGAAAGTGAAAAGTAATGAGCAAAGCGTATAGAGGAACAGCTAGGGTTCGCGTAACTGTTGAGGCTAATAGTAGCGAGGACGCTTATGTGTTGATTACTGACAGGCTTGAGTCAGCTAACGATTACTTGGACGATTATGACAGCGTTGATGTTCAAGAGATCTAGCAAGGATAGTTATGGGGTTTGCTATGTGTGTAGCAAGTCTTGGTATTGTAGCTGTAACAACGAGTGCAACAAGGAGGAAACAAAATGAATACAATCTCAATAACAAGTAAATTAAGTGATAACGAATTAGAGGTGCCGTTTATTTACGAGGTGCACTCTATCCAAAAGGCATTGGATATTATTCAAGAGACAATAAATCTTGGTGCTGAAATAAGTGAGGTAGTAATTAAATGATTGTTGAGTTGCTTATATCGTTTGGGTTTGTGTTGTTAATGTTTCTTGTCTGGGGGCAAAGATGAAGCCACCCAAACACATTGTTAAGTTAGGTAAGGACGCTGTTATGTTATGGAAACTACAACAAGCATTGGGGAAACAAGTTGCAACTGATAGCAAGAAATTATTGGCAAGGGGCGTTGTGCGCTGAGGTTGATCCTGAAATATTCTTTCCCCGAAAAGGACAATACCTGGAAGCACAGAACGCGAAAAGATTATGCAATAGGTGTGAACTTAAAACAAAATGTTTGGAGTTTGCATTGAAAGACCCTGAGCTGAAAGGTATTTGGGGTGGCACGAACGAGCACGATAGGTATCGGATCAGGAATAGGAGTGGTCGGTGGAGTTGAAATTCATTGTCGGTATTCTTTTGGTTAGCCTCGGTTTTGTTTTAATGGCAACTACTGATGAGCCGTTAGAGGGCAACGATAACGCGTTGAAAAATTATGTGTCGTCACCTGTTAAGAACTTGCACAGAGAACCTACAACTGCTAGGGGTTACGCAAGGCAAATGGTGTCTGATAAAGAATATAAAGCACTTGAGGAACTGATTATGTTGGAGTCATCTTGGAATCCTGAGGCGCAGAATAAGCGTTCAACTGCTTATGGTTTGGGTCAGTTTGTTGATAAGACTTGGGACTTGGTTGGTGTTGAGAAGTCTGCTGATTATCGTATCCAACTTATCGCTGCACAAAAATATGTTATGATGAGATATGGAAGTTGGGTTAAAGCTCTTGAACATCACAAGCAATATGGGTGGTATTAACGAACACGAATTGTTTGTGTTGTTAAAGAAAAGGTTGTTCCCTGATCTTGAAAAGTTTGATGGCACATTTCATAACGCTGATTGTTTCAGCTTTGAGGACAAACTATATATTGAGTTAAAG